CAAAATTGAACAAAGATTCTGGCAAGGTATAGCTTTTTGCTTGATGTTTCGGGATGAAAACTTTTTCGATAATATCGTGATTTGACGTTGCGCATAAAAGGCTTTTGTGCATGATTTTTTCTATGCAAACAAAACGCTCCTGTGGCATATCGTAACTGGAGATAAAAAGCGGTTCAGTCTGCTTTGCGCACCAGTCAAAAAAGCGGTCATAATCAAAGCTTTGATTGTCGTATTCGTCTGTGTTTTGGTAGGGTATATCGCAATAAATTATTGAGTGCGGCTCAATTTTAACAGCCGAATAATCTCCCTGCAAACTCTGCAACCTCTGCAAACTCTGCAACCTCTGCAAACTCTGCAACCTCTGCAAACTCTGCAACCTCTGCAAACTCTGCAAACTCTGCAAACTCTGCAACCTCTGCAACCTCTCAAGGTTTTGTAAACGCTCAAGAGTTTCTAGCCGTGCCCCTAAAAGGGCATCGCATATAGCTTTGTTTGTGTCAACAGGGTTTTGTAAGAATTTTGCGGTATACCATTTTATATATTTATCTTTACATTCTGCCTGATGGTTGATTATCCATGAACTTGATGCGTTTTCTATGCCTATTTCTTTAAGTAACGAAAAATCACCAAGCACGCGCGCAAAGTGCAAAGCCTTTTTCCACGGTTCAATTTCACGGCTATACATGTAGTTTTCGCCGTTATTCCCAAAACTCCAGCAATAACGGATGTATGCGTCTGTGTCTTTAAGTCTTAAAAAATCTTCGCGGCTTATCCAGCGCGTTTCATTTTGATATTTGCCGTTTATTGCATCTCTAAAAAGCTGTGTTGGTTTTGGGTTTATATCATTCAAAACAATCTTTTTGTAATTCTTATGTTTAAGCGCATAATGTGTCATCGCGCAACCACCAGCAAACAAATCATAAAAATTATCGGCTGGCGGGAAAAGTTTGAAAATCTGTTGTGCAATCTGCGATTTGCTGCCCTTGTATGGAATGCCGTATCTCATTCTTTTAGTTTTGCTTACTAAAAAAATGAAAACTATAAAAAAAGCCGGACAATGCAACGCATTATCCGGCCAACAAAAGGAAGTTACTCCGTTTGATTTTAACACATTATCATTATAATTTATTTGCTGTTTTGGTGTCAAATCAATCGTAACAAAACACGTTCATTTTGGCATATTGCCAAAATGCCTGCCAGTTGATACAGCTGCATTGCAGTTCGTGTCTGCAAATGTCTTCTGCAAATATTTCGAGTGCTGCCAAGTTATAAACATAGGTGTCAAAAGCATGGTTTGGCGCTCCAAATTTTGCGCGCCAGATTGTCTTAACCCATTGATTTGTTGCTTTGTCATAAACATCAACCTTTTCTTCTGCTTCAAACATCTTAAAATAATCATCTCGAAAATCTTCTGCAAAATTCGGATACCATGCGGGCTGATTTTCGTCTTCGTTCCATTCCAAAATGTTTAATGAGCGGCTTATGCGGTCTTTAAGTTTGCCTGTGTTGACATGATAGGCAAGCGGCAAACCGATTTTATCAAGCGTTGACTGTGAAAACCGCTGGTATGTTTCGCCGTTTCTGATCCAGTCGATACCTTTGCAGGCAAAGACACCAGCACTGAAACGTTGACAAAAGCTATAAACCCAGTCTGTAAAGTGGCCGCTGTCTACTAAGGTTAAAGCGATTCGGTATTTTCTGCCGTCATCGCCTTCGTATACCTTGTTTTCAATAAAGTCTGCAAGTTTATCCCAAACGCCGCCAAAATCTTCTGTAGGACCGTCAATACTGAAAAAGTCGAGTGTCCAGGTGACACCGCCGTCACTATAGCCCTTTACATCAACAAAAAGATTGTTCTTCTGAACGTCCACAGAACAAAGAACGATTAAGATATGGCTTGAACTGTCGTGCTTTGCCATTAAGTTAGGCACTTTGCCACGCGCAAAGCCAAAACGCCGGTGCAAAACTGCTTTTTCGTAGCGTATCTGCTCATTCATTTCGCGGAACGGCAAGCCTTGTTTAAGGTTCCTGAAAACTCGGTATTTTTCCTTGTCTTTTACACGGTTGTTTTTGATATCCCAGCATGTTGCCCATTGCCTTACATAATCTTCCCAACTGAACAAGCCCGGCATGTTGTACAACGGCGAAATATGAAACGAACGTGTGTTCTGCTCTTTTGGTTTTGGGTTTGTGGCTATCCATTTGCCTTTTGGAATGATTTCAGCTTTGTGAAAATTCTTCATAATGCCCTTGCAGCACGGGCACTGGTAGCCAACTGTTTCAAGAATCGGTTCAAAGTTTTCGTCATTCTGCCAGACAATGCCGCCGATTTTTTCTTTCGCTTCGTTCCAGATTGCCCATTCAAGCGTTATAAATTCGCCGCAAAATTTGCACGGCACATAATACTTTTCTTGTGTGCCAAGCAAATATTGCTTGTAGATTTTGCTGCCTTGTTCTGTTGTTGGCGTTGACTGAAAAAGAATCTTGCTGCTGTTAGGGTAGGCATCAGCGCGCGCTTCTGCAAGCCCTTCGATTGTTCCTTCGTTTTTCAGCCTATCGGGCATAGCGTCTAATTCATCAACCAGAATCACCTTATATGAAAAGTTTCTGAACGATTTTGGCGTTTTCGCACTTACGGCGTGCAAATAGCCGCTTGGATATTCCTTTTTTAAGGTTGTATCACCTGTTGAACGTGAACCGGCGGCCTTGCGCGCCTGCGCAAAAATAAGGTTTCGCAAGTTTGCGCCGTCAATCATTCGGTCAACTTTGATATTCATTGCTTGCTTTGCCATGTCGTCGTCTGGCTCAACAAGCAATTGCGGCGCGGGGTTGCAGCCGATATAGTAAAGCACAACAGGCTCAAGCACAGAAGTTGTGGCCGCCATCTGGTTGCCTTTAAGCAGCACAACTTTTCTGCAAGGGTTATCAGGTGCAAACAAATCGACGATTTCGCGGAAAAACGGCGCACGGTCAAAGCTGAATTTGCCTGGAAACGGCGTCAGTTCTTTATCGAGGTAGCGCACTTCTTCCGCGTAAACGCTTGGCAGCTTGAATTCGCGCTTCTCGAGCACTTGCGAAAATTGAGAAATTAAAAAATCTATATCGCCTTTTATTACGTCCATTTTTCCTTACGTAAGGAACTAAACTTCCCCTCCGTTGTAGTAAATGTAGCTTGTGTGCTTTTCTTCGATTTTTGTTATTGCATCAATTAAATTGAAGGTGTCAAAGCTCTGCACTTGTGTTTCCGGTTTTGTCTGCCAGGGCGCAAGGCGCGTAAAAATGTCGCAATTGTTGCGAATTTCAATTGCGTCTTTTCTTTTCCATTTTTTCGCGTCTTTCTTGCTTTTCAAAAAATTAGGCATTCCATATAAAACACATGTTGCATCTACAAGAGAAGCTTCGTAAAACATAAACGCAAGTACGGCGCCCTGACTCCAGCCTTCAACTATCAGGCGTTTATACAAACCTGAATAACTTTGAAGCTCTGTTTCAATCAGCGGGTAAATTTCGCTGAACTGCTCATAAAAGCCTTTGTGAACGTTTCCAAATGCTTCTGTTTCTACTGTTGTACATTTGAAATTTTCTCCCCAGTCTTCTTTCTGTACTGTCTGCTGAAAACTCAAAACTAAAGTATCGCTATCACACCAGAAACCATAAGAGCCTTTGTATTTTTCGCCGTGCTTATAAGGTGCATCCCAGCTTTTGCAGAATAATTCGTTTGTTGTCATTTCTTTTCCTCTGCCTTGTACAGATAAAGTCTAAACCGATGCAATAAAGCCCGGTTTTTGGTTGGTGTTCACTTTCCTGTTGAACCAAAGCCGCCAGCGCCGCGCTTTGTTGGTGTTAAATTAATCTTTTTGATAAAGCTGACTTTCTGAACCGGTGCAACAACCATTTGTGCAATACGTTGGCCCCACAACACTTCATAAGGTTCAGCGGTTGCATTTGTGACAATGGCGCATATTTCACCGCGGTAATCCTCGTCTATTGTGCCAAGATGAACTATTATGCCTTCTGTTGTTAAGCCTGAGCGCGGTCTTATCTGCACTTCGTAGCCTTCTGGAATTTGTACACCAATTCCAAGTTTTATTGTTCTGGTTGCTCCAGGTGGTAGAATGACATTTTCCGCGGCGCAAACATCTGCACCAACAGAACCGGCGGTTTTATATTGCGGTTCCTCCGCAATACGCCTAAAAACCTTAAAGTGAAGTTTCTTAATTTTCATTTAACGCCTCGTATATATCTTGTAATTGGTTTTGTGTGTCATCGTTGTCTGTATATTTTGTTTGCAGCGTTTTCAGCTCGCTTATTACAGCCTGTTTAGCACCGCCGATGCAGCGCGTTATATTGTCGCTCAAATAATTCACTATTTTTTGTCGTGTATCATTGAGTGATACACGTATTTCGGTTTCTGGAGCAATGCCTGTGTTTGGTATAGGCGGGTTTTGTGCTTCTGGTGTATCAGTTAGTGATACAGGTTCAAGACTAAGCGCTGCATCCGCAAGTTGTTCAACGCTTTGACTTTTTTCTTGCTCGCTTTGTGAAAGGGCGGTGTTAGCTTGTGGAACGGTTGCGCCGGTTTGTGGCGTGGCTGTGCCGGTTTGTGCCAGCGCAATCAGCTGGTCGGCCATGCTTTCGGGCAAATCTAGCAGGCGGTTGTTTTGCTGATTTATATAGCCAAACAAGCGGCTTATTACAAAATCTTTTGGTATTTGCAGCTGGCGGCGCTCTTGGATGCGCTGTGCACGTTCGTCTGCTGCCATGAGGTCTTTCAAAATTTTTGCGTATTTCTCTATGCCGTCCAGGCCGTTATAGTTTTGCAAAAGCTCGCGCAATGTCATGTTGAGCATTTTATTTGCATCGGCTGCATATTCTAGTTTTGGGCCTGTGCTGTCTTTGTATGTTCTGCGTGCTGGTGCTGCTGCTGTTGTTGTTTCTGCTGGTTGCCCCGGAATGGCGGCGCCGGGCGCTGACGGCACAGGCAGCACAGCGGCAGGCGCTGTTGGTTCAGCTGGTGCAACAGGTGCACCAGCTGAAATGCCGGGAATGACGCCAGGCATTTTGTTAAGCTCTTTTTGATGCTTTTCCAGGTACATGCGATTTATCGGGTTGTCGGTATCAAGTAGCCCGGCACTGTTTACAATGAGTCTTTTATTTTTTGATTTTTTACTGATAGCAGCTTTGCTTACACCGGCCATGCGCGCAAAATCGGCTTTACTAACTTCCATGATAAGACAAGGTTAACTTTGTTGGTTGTTAAAAACTATAAACAAAGTCAAAAACAAGTTAACCACTGTAAAAAAGTTGACGCACAGAAGACAAAGGGCACTCGCGCCGAATAAT